GCAGCGAGCGCGACCGGCCCCCGTGGCGCAGCGAGCGCGACCGGCACCCAAGGCGCAGCGAGCGCGACCGGCCCCCGTGGCGCAGCGAGCGCGACCGGCACCCAAGGCGCAGCGAGCGCGACCGGCACCCAAGGCGCAGCGAGCGCGACTGGCGACTATGGCGCAGCGAGCGCGACCGGCCCCCGTGGCGCAGCGAGCGCGACCGGCACCCAAGGCGCAGCGAGCGCGACTGGCGACTATGGCGCAGCGAGCGCGACCGGCACCCAAGGCGCAGCGAGCGCGACCGGCTACCAAGGCGCAGCGAGCGCGGCCGGCTACCAAGGCGCAGCGAGCGCGACTGGCGAAAAGTCAGCCGCAATGGCCTCTGGATATGAGGGCTGCGTGAGTGCCGCCAAGGGCTGCGCGATCTTCGCCCTCGAACGCGACGACAACTGGAACATCGTTTCGACCGCCTCCGGCATCGTCGGGCGCGACGGCCTGAAGGCTGACACTTTCTACCGCTGCGAAGGCGGCAAGTTCGTGGAGGTCCGGTAATGGCCGATATTCTCATTTTCCCCGCCGCCAGCTCCCTAGGCGACGGTCGCGCGGCGGCTTCGGACGATGTGCCTGACGCCGGAGTCGCCGCGCCTTTCCGCGAATGGCTCGACCCGAACACGCTTCCAGCGATCATCGACGACCGCCCGGACTGTGCCGAGCTTCTGCGCGCGAACGCGGTTCCCGATGAGCCGGTCAGCGACTGGTGGATCGTGGCAGCGGGTGCGCTTGCCGGGCTGCTGTGGGCGGTGGTGTTCGTCGCCGTGAAGGGTGGATTGCTGTGACGGGAGCGTTCACGAAGGGGCCGTGGGAATACGTCCCAAGCACGGAGCATCACGGCCCCTACGTCGTGTCGTCTGTCGGCTGCACCGTTGCTGACCTCTACACCATGACGCACCCGCGCGAGGCAAGCACGCTTAACGGCGGCCCGAGCAAGCCAGTGCCGTTCCTGCACGAAATGGCTGATCCGAACGCCCGCCTAATCGCAGCAGCACCGGAGCTGTACGAAGCGTTGGTTGCATTGGCGGAATTTGTGGACCGCCATGTCATTTACGCTGACTCCGACCCGCTGCTGACTGCCGCCGAGCGGGCTATCCGCAAAGCACGCGGCGAACAGGTGCCGGCATGACCGCCCGGCTTCACTACTCCGTAGACGGCACATGGTTCGACTATGGCGCGAACCAATACGAGCAGATGCCCGCGTGCGGCAACGACTTCCACGGTCGCAAGAAGCTCACCGAGGACTGGCGGGAAGTGACCTGCCCGACCTGCCGCGAGTGCTGCGGGTTCACGGAGGCCGAACAGCTGACTGCGGTTGCTCGCGACACTGACCCGCAATCTGGAAACGAAAGGGTGGCGGCATGAGCGACTGGCAGGTTGGCGATTTGGCGGTGTGTGTGGATGACACGCAGCAATGCCGCGTCGAGACTGGCGAGCTCACCCATGCCGAGCGGAAAGCCGGTTTGCGGTTTCTTGTTCGTGGTCGAGGATACATCATAACGCGGATCGTCGAACATTGGACGGGCCGGCAGGGCGTGTTCATTCAAGGGCAGCCAGTAGCGCGCCCATATGCGGCCGACCGTTTCGCCAAGCTCCGCCCCGACGCACACGAGAAGCGCGAGGAAGAGTTCGTCACGCTCCTGAAGCGCTCGCGCAAGCGGGTGTCCGCATGACGATCCACCATCTCATTCCACGACAGCAGCGGATCGACGCCGAACGCTATCGGAGAGTGGTCGAGGCAATCGAACGCACCACGCCAGCCCAACAATGGCTGCTGTCAGTCAGAGGATTGGCAAAGCAGCTTAACGAGCAATCCACAAGGGAGGCGGGGCCAGTCCAACAAACGCCCGCTCGCAATTCGTGAACGCGCAAACGAAGATCGAGGCCGGCGGCGTCCACCGGAAGCTGTCGCGGGCGCGACAGAAGTTCCACACGCTTGAACTCAAGAAGTCGGGCAAGAACACGTTCGCCGGCTACGAGTATTTCGAGCTGGGCGACTTCCTCATCCCCGCACTCCAGGTGTTCGACGAAATCGGCCTTGGGTCCACGATCAGCTTCACCGCCGATCTGGCGACAATGACGATCCGCGACTTGGACAATCCCGAGGACGCGATCGAACTCACCTCTCCGATGGGAAGCGCGGCGCTCAAGGGTTGCCATGAGGTGCAGAACATCGGCGCGGTCGAGACTTACCAGAGGCGTTACCTGTGGGTGGCCGCACTGGAGATTGTCGAACATGACGCACTCGACGCAACCAATGGCAAGATCGCGCCCGAGACGAACGGCAAGGTGAACGACAAGCAGTTCCGCGAGCTTCAGAAGGCCGTGGACCGCACCGGAGCCGATCTTGCCCGCTTCTGTGCCTACTTCCAGGTGCCGAGCCTCAAAGACGTTCCCGCCGAACGCTACGCGGAGGCGCTTCAGGCGCTGGAGGCGAAGGCCAAGCGCGCCGCACCCAAGACCGAACCGGAGATGGCGAAATGAACGAACAGGGCACACAGGAATGGCTGCAAGAGCGCTGCGGCAAGGTGACGGCCTCGCGCATCGCTGACCTCATGGCGCGGACGAAAACCGGATGGGGCGCAAGTCGCGCCAACTACGCCGCGCAGCTCGTCGCGGAACGGCTAACCGGGTGCGTCCAACCGTCTTTCACGAATGCCGCGATGATCCACGGCACCGAAACCGAGCCGGAGGCGCGCAGGGCTTACGAGTTCTTCGTTGATCGCGACGTTCAGCAGATCGGATTCGTCCCGCATCCCGCAATCGAAATGGCCGGCGCGTCTCCTGATGGCCTTGTCGGTGACGACGGGCTTTTGGAGCTGAAATGTCCCAACACGGCAACGCATATCGAGACGCTGCTGACCGGATGCATCCCCGACAAGTATTTCAAGCAGATGCAGTTCCAGATGAGCTGCACGGGCCGCGCCTGGTGTGACTTCGCCAGCTACGACAACCGCCTTCCCGAGCGGATGCGCCTGTTCGTCAGTCGCGTGGCGCGCGACGATGCGGCCATTGCCGAGATCGAGCGCGAGGTTTGCGCCTTCATCGCAGAAATCGACGAGACAGTGGGAAAGCTGCTCGCCGCATACGAACCGGAAAAGGAAGCAGCATAATGGCCTACGAGCAAAAGCCGAACACCGGCAGCCTCTTCAAGAACGACAAAAAGGAAGCCGACAGCCACCCGGACTACAAGGGAACGGCGCTGATCGACGGCCTTGGCGAATGCTGGCTCGACGCCTGGATCAACACCAGCGCGAGCGGCACCAAATACATGTCTCTGAAGCTGAAGCCGAAAACGGCCAGTTCGGGGCGCGGCGAAAGTCGGCAGCCGTATGAAGAAACGCTCGACGAAGATTCGGATTCGATTCCGTTCTGATGGCGAAGTCCTGCCATAAGTGCGGCGTGAGCAAGCCGTTGGAGTGCTTCTACAAGCACCCAATGATGCACGACGGCTATCTCAACAAGTGCATCGAGTGCGCCAAGGCTGACGTTCGCGCCAATCGTGCGGCCCGCGTCGAATACTACCGCGCATATGACAGGGCGAGGGCCAATGAGCCGAACCGCCGCGCCGATAGAATAGCTCGCGCCAAAGCGGCTCCGCGCCCGCGGCCAGAGACGGACCCCCGAAAGCGCGCTGCCCGTGTGGAACTCGGCAACGCCCTGCGCGACGGGAAGATCAAGAAGGCTCCTGAGTGCGAAATTTGCGCCGTCTGCGCCGATCTGCACGGGCACCACGAGGACTACAGTAAGCCACTAGAGGTCATTTGGGTTTGCTCGGCGTGCCATGCGTTCATTCACAAATACTGGCGCGCGCAAGAGAGGAGAGTGGCATGACCCTCCCCGCCCGCATCGATCAGCGCGACCTACGCGGAAAGCCTAAGCTCCGGTCTCCGGCGCACCGCGACTGGGTTCGCAGCCACTATTGCTCCGTCGATGGCTGCTGCGAAATGCCGATAGAGTGCGCCCATGTGCGTCGCTCGTCAAATGCGGGAACGGGCATCAAAAGCTCGGACGCCTACTGCCTGTCGCTATGCCGGGAGCATCATCGCGAAAGCCATCGCGGCGAGCAGACATTCGAGCGCAAATACAAGATCGATCTCATGGCGAAGGCGAGAGAGTTTTACGAGCGCTCGCCGTTCAAGTCGCGACTGGATAATCCGTGGGGCGGCAAGTGATCGGCCAGACCGTCATCCTCCGCTCGCCCGCAAGCCGCGACGGCGCAAAGCGGTTGATCGAGCTTGCCCCACCGGGCGCGATCCTCAACATTCGCCCGGCAACGCGAACCAATGAGCAAAATGCGCTGCTTTGGTCGCTTCTGTCAGAAGTGTCGCGCGCAAAGCCAGACGGTCGGCAGCACACGCCCGATGTCTGGAAATGCCTGTTCATGCAGGCTTGCGGACACGCCGTTCAGTTCGAGGTCGGACTTGACGGCAAGCCCTTCCCGCTCGGCTTTCGCTCATCGCGCATGACGAAAGAGCAAATGACCGATCTGATCGAGTTTATCCTGCAATACTGCGCCGAAAAGGGCATTCATTTGAAGGAGGCAGCATGAAGCTCGGCCATCGCCAAACACTAGACCCCTCCCAGGTCAAATCATCCACTGGACGCAATCCAGAAGCATGGCCGCTCCGAATCAACGACCGGCGTGAAGATCGGGCGGAGAAGGTGGCGGCGTGATGTCGGGGCGCGCCCTTCGGGCCGGGCTTTCGTCCCTTCGGGATCGAGCCGCTGCGCGTCTCGCCGGTTCCCGCTTCAATCCCTCGCGCGAGCTTGTGCTCGTGATTGGCGCAGCGCTTGCGCTTTGGTTCGTAAGCCGGTGAACCGCGCCGCGCTTCCCAACTGGCCGCGCTTGATGGGCGTCGACCTCGCCTCCGCCTATCTTGGGCTGAGCACGACGACGCTGCGCCAGAAAGGCCCCGCGCCGAAGGAATACGGGAAGCGCCGCCTCTATGACCGCATCGACCTAGACAGGTGGGCGGATCGGCTTGGCGGACAGCCTTTGGGTGTGGCAGAACAAAAGGCGGAAGAGCGCGATGTGGAGCGCCGATTCCTGGAGCAAAGGAAGCGGGCATGAACGTCACATTCTATGGAGGGCCGAAGGATGGACAGGTCATGGCATTTGCGCATGGCGACATCGTTACATTTCAGGCGGGGCCGCCAGTGATCGACTTTTCGGTTCCGACTGTTGAACCGATCCGATACGAAACGCACCTCTACCGTCGTTCGCTCAAAACACCCTCAATCTTTGTCTATCAGCCATGACGGAAACCCGCCTCCCCTTCACCTATGTCATCGGCGGCAAATACTGGCGCTTCCGCCGTGGCGCTCTCAAGGCCGCCCTTCCCGGAAAACCGGGCGATGCCGCGTTCCACGCTCGCTACGCCGAGCTGCTGGCATTATCCGAGCGCAAAGCGCCGGAGCCGGATCGGGAGAGTTTCGCGTGGCTTGTCGCCCGCTACCGCAAGAGCGCCGAGTTCAATGCGCTCCGGCCCCTCACCCGCCTCGATTACGACAAGACGCTCGATCTGGTTGTGGCGGAGCTTGGCGAGCAGCCGTTCGCCCTGACCACCGCGCCGATGATTAAGCGGGTCCGTGACGATCACGCGGCGACCCCGCGCAAGGCCCACAAGCTGCGCCAGATGCTATCCAGGCTCTATTCGTGGGCCGGAGAGGAGGGGTTGACCGAGAACGGCCACAACCCCGCAGCCAAGATCAAGCGCCTCAAGGTGCGCGCCAAGGCGATCACGCCCTGGTCGGAAGATGAAATCGCGCGGTTCATGGCCGCCGCGCCCCTGTGGCTTCAGACGCCGATCCTGCTGGCCCTCTATACGGGGCAGCGGCGCGAGGACGTGGTTCGGATGACGTGGGCAGACTACCAGGGGTCGATCATCCGCGTGCGCCAATCAAAGACAGGCGAACCGCTGGACATTGCGTGCCACAAGGTTCTGCGGTCGCACCTGTCATCTATCCGAACGGCGTTCGGCGGTCCCATAGCGCGAAACGCCAAGGGCAAGCCGTTCACCGCCAATTCGCTCAGTCAGGCGATCCGCCGGCAGGTAGAGGCGATTGATGGTTTCCCGCACGACCGCAGCATCCACGGGCTGCGCTACGCCGCCGCAGCTAGGCTTGACGAAGCCGGATGCACGCTCACCGAGGCGGTTGCGGTTCTGGGCCACCGCACCTATCAGATGGCGCACCGCTACATGGCGCAGCGCCGCGCTTCCGAGGCCGCAATGGCCCGTCAGGAGGTGCGGGGGTGAACCGTGAACGAACCGCGAAACTGCTAAAACGCACAGGACTCGCGGTGCTAAAATGGCCCGATGGCGGAGTGGTTACGCAGAGGACTGCAAATCCGCTTCCGCTGGCGCATTTCCGCGATAGTTTGCTGGTTTCACCGTCTGTTCCGCACATAGCTTATCAAGGGCTTATGCGGGCGAGTGCTAACCGCGCAAGGGATACCCGCCGAATGGTGGAGACGCGCAGCGGCTCCATGCGAAGCACGGGTAGCCCGGTCCCGTAGGGATGCGCCCAAAACCAGTCGTCAGGAGGTGTGAAGTGAAAGAGATACCGATCATTGCAGACAGGTTCTGGTCGAAGGTCGATAGGCGCGGCCCGGACGAATGTTGGCACTGGAACGGTTGCCGTGTTGCCAGGGGGTATGGCCGCTTCAAGTTCCGTGGGCGGGACGCTCCAGCCCATCGCGTAGCGTGGGAACTGTCGAACGATCAGGAATTTCCGCCAGGGATGCTCGCTTGCCACAAGTGCGACAACCCGAGCTGCGTCAACCCCGCGCACGTATGGCCTGGAACGCCGGCTGACAACACACGCGATATGATGGCGAAGGGCAGGCACCACTATCAACGGGATCGTTGCCTTCGTGGGCACTTGTATGAGGGCCAAAGGCCGCACCCGTCCGATCCCGGAAAACGATGCCTCATTTGCCAGAGGATGAAGATGCGAGAGCGCCGCGCGAATGGCGCGAAGGGTTGAGGAGAAAGCGAGATGCAAGAGTTGTCCATCGTGGAGAAGCTGGAGCGCAACCACGGCACTGACGTCATGGGCGAAGCACTGCTGTGCAACCCCGACGGCCCCGAAGCCGCCGCGATCATCAAGGAGCTGGTGGCTGCGCTGGACGAGGTTTGTGCAAGCAGCATTCGTCCTGGCTCTCGATACAAAGAGCGATTGGCCCGCGAATACGAGCGCATCCGGCGCATCGCCCGCGCCGCCCTCTCTCGCGCACAGGTGCGTCCGTGAGCCGCGAAAGCACGGATATGGTGGAGCGGGTTGCGCGGGCGATGTGGCGCAAGCAGTCCGCAGCCGCATGGGAAGCGGGAATCTACGAGCGCGATCAATTCCGCGCGTTCGCCCAAGCCGCCCTCGAAGCATCCCATCATGCAGAGCTTGTGGAGGCTCTGGACCCATTTGCGAGGGTCGCGCGACTTAATGACGCTGCGGGACTCGATGCTTCCGACGAGCGCCCATGCCGGGATTTCTTTCCGGGCATGTGGCCAACGCTAGGTGACTGTCGCCGAGCTGCCGCAATTATCGCCAAGATCGGAGGTGAAGCATGAGACTGTGGTTCGCAATTCCCTTCGGTGCTGCGATGCTCAGGTGGCCACTGGTCGCAGAGTGGTTCGTGCTTAGCTGCCTGGTGCTGGCGGTGATCTTTGGAAGCATCGCTGCCGTGCGCGTGATCGGAGGTGGCCAATGACCGCCTTCAGACTCTGGCGAAAACGCACGATCCCGCGCGTCGTTGTGACCGCGACCGTCGAGGCGTTCAAATGCGATAATCCGAACCACACGAAGGGGTGCGGGTTGGGCTGGCGGCTCATCCCCTCTTCTGAGGAAGAGGCGCACACCTGGATCGCGTCGATCGGATCGGACGGCCTCGTGCTGTGGCAATGCAGGTCAACGGAAGGCACGTCGCGGGAAACGGCGACGAAAGCCATGCTCGACCGGCTTGCGGAAGGAGTCGAGATTAGGTGGGTGCAGCCGTGAGCAAGGAGGAGATGGTGGAGCGCGAACTGCCGCCGAATTATGATTGGAGGCGCGGTTACTATTCCGCCGCCGACGAGCTGATGAATTTTATCAACGCGCTGGACAGTAGCGAAATGTCAGGGCGCGAAGTCCGGTCGGCGATCTACGGCAAAGCACTCGAAATGCGACCGCCAGAGACCGCCCAACCCCCACGATCAGAACACAAGGGAAGCATCCGATGAATGAGGAAGTGAAGGCGTGTGCGAACACCGATCGCGAACTCTGGCGTGAGCGTGAAGGCGACTACTACGCCAATTCGATCCATGTCACTGAGCACGGCGGTGTCGGCATCAATGTCGGCGGCCACGTTATCGTCAAACCGCTCACAGACTGGCACGCGCTTGCCCGCACCCCCGCCTCATGCTCACCCGATGTGGTCGCTTTGCGGGAGAGATTGTTGGCAAAGGTGGCGTCACTAGAAGCTGACGACGACGATGCGCTCATGTTCGCGGATGAGCTGGCAGGCGAGTTACGGCAAGCCGCCGACGCTCTCGAATCAATGATGCGTCGAGTAGATGCGATGGAGGTCAACTGGGAGGAGCTTGCCATCCAGCATGGGCAGCAAGTCACAGTGACATTCAAGGACAAAGCGGATGCGTTCGCGCTATTCAACGAACTAAAAGCCCGCGCAGCTCTTTCCGATGGCATAGAACAGAAGAGTGATGCCGACTGATGGTGATTGGTTTTGGAGCTGTTAACCCGCTACCCATGAACGGAACCAATCTTCGTTGTTTCCGCCCTTCGGGTGGGTATCGGGGCTAAAGGAGAAATAGGATGCCGTGGATCGCAACCGAGCTAGACGAGGGATGGGACGTTCCGGCGGACGATGATTTCATGGATAGCGACGAGAGCGACAACTGTTGCGAAGCGCCGAGCATGGGAATCGACGGAACCTGCCTCAATTGCGGGCAGAATTAGCAATGCCCGATAACAGGGAAAGGCTGGTGGAGTTGGCGGAGCGGCTGGAGTCTGTCGTTGCGGGCGATCTGCAGTCGGGGCGCGCGGGCGAGGGAACTGTGGCGCTACTGTCCGCCGCGAACGAACTGCGGCGCAGGACCAGGAACGCGCTAGACGGGCCAATCGCAGAGGCGGTCGCAGCGGGAATGAGCCTCCGGTCTGCTGCAGCCTCGTTCGGCGTCACACTCGGTCATGTTCGCGGCGCGGTAGCTCGTTCCCGCTCCCACGATAGCCGAGACTGACCGAACCCGCTAAGCGGCCCTAGCCCTTCTTCGCCTTCTTCGCCGCCAGTATAAGCAGCGCGGCAATCTCCAGCGCATCGTTGGGCGTAATTTCCGTCCCGAGGCATCCGCGATTGGCCCACAAGCTCATGCGGATTGTTCCGAGGTCTGCGCTGACGACAACCTGACGACCGCCGGAGAGGTCAACGGTCATGGGCGCATCCCTTCGGGACCGGGCTTGGCAGTCCTGAGGGACCGGAGCATTCGCGTCTCCGCGCTTCGCGTGCCATCCGTTGCGCGGCGCTGCGAATTGTGATAGTTCAGCGCCGATGTCTGAGTGGGCACAAATGACCTCCGCTGAGAAGCGCGATCACTGGAACACCGCCAAGATGAAGGACGGTGAGTGCTGGGGTTGCGTGTCGGTGTCCGTTTGCCCGCGCCGGTCGTCGTGCCACCATTGGACGCTCCTGAGCAAACGCTGACCCTTGGTTGGGGTCGGTAGCTCAATAGGTAGAGCGGTGGCCTTTTAAGCCGAGGGTTGCGAGTTCGAATCTCGCCCGACCCACCAGCCGTCATGCCTTCACCCGCTTGCCCGACTGCCACGATCCACACCGCTGGCACTGAAGCCGCTGAATGAAACTCGCCTTGGTCCGCCGCACTCCCCGCGATTGCACCTGGTTCGACCCGCAGGAGCCGCAGGCGAGCGCTGGCGTCATTCCCATGTGCGGGTGATCGAACACATAGGCCCTCACCCGCTCATAGACTTGCTCGGTCAGGTCCACGTCGCCGGCACAGTATCGCGCCATGCGCTTCTGCGCCTTCGCGTCACCGTCCATGACGGCCAGCCACATCTCCAGTCCGTCGTGCTTCACCTTGGACCCAAGACCGAGCAGCGGGGCAACATAGTCGAGCTTGTTGCAGATGAAGCCGAGCTTGCGGACGGCCTTGTAGATGTCGAGTTGCGTGGGGGGTGGGGGCGGCGGCATATCGGCGATCAGGAACTCGCCGAGGAGCTTGGGAATGTCGAAGCTCGCGCCGTTGTAGGTCGCCACAGCATCCGCCTCTGACAGATGCTCGTGAACGATGCGGAGCATTTCGGCGTGGCCGTGCTCCCAGTCGGAATAGACCCTGGTTCGCTTGCCTGCCCATTTGAGACCGACACAGATCACGCCGCCGTCGCGGAGAATCTGCTTGTGGCCGATGTGCTGGTCACGAATGCCGAAGCTGGCGATTATCGCGGGCTTGGTCTCGATGTCGAGAAACAGGACGCGCGGTTCGTTTTCATTGGCAAAATCCACATTGCGTCCCCCGCAATTGATCCGCTTACTTCTTCGGCCACACCTTCAGCACCTCGTCGTGCCATGTGCGCCATGCTTGGACCTCGGCTAGGAGCTGGTCGTGCTCTTCGGAGCGCTGGACGAGCCAGTTCCAGGGGACGGCGGACAGGTCTTGCCCGTCGTCTGGAGGCAGTGCAGGTCCGGCAGCATCGGGCTTGGCAGGGCGCGTTCCGTCACTGGAGGGGGCGGAAAGTCGGGGACAGACAGCCTTTCCGGGGCCTGACACGCTGAGGCCATGAGCATCAGCAGCAATGGCGCGGTTCTGTTCATCGGTCGCCTTTCTGAGTTTTTCGGACAGGGCTTCGTTGAGGTCCGTGATCTTGAGCGCGGCGGCCAACGCTGCGGCTTCGCGCTTCTGCTCTGCGACGAGCTGCTGTTGCCGGTGAGTGGCGACGGCTTTCCAGCGATTCACGCGCACCGTCTGGACGCCAGCGACGAGCAGCGCGGCGATCAGCAGCAATTGCCAGATGCTGAGCTTGCCGAGGAACGATAGCGCACTAGCGCCAATGCGCTGAATGGCGGCCCAGATTGCGAGGGTCATGCGCGCGACCGCATCAGGGCGGTTAGCGCGGGCCACGATAGCCCCGCGAACAGTCCGCGCCGCTTCATGTCCGCCAGCGCCTTGAGATCGTCAGCGTCGGCCAGCCCAAGGTCGGCAAATACGTTGCCGCAGCTACGCTCAACCTTCATAGCGAAACCCTCTTGAATTGCAAGCGCTTTGATGCTACGCAGGGTCCGGTTGCGGAGGTGAGAACACGCTCCTCACGCGCGCCCCTTAGCGGTGGGCGCACAGTAGGTCGGGACCAAAGCCGCTGTATTATCCCGACTGAAGAGATGCCGAGGTGGCGATCCGGCCCGCAGCCCATCACTCAATCCCGCCGAAGTAAGCTGCAATCCAATCGGAAAGCAGGGACGCGCCCCAGATGAGCGCAACAAAGATTCCGGCGATGCACAGGGCCTCAGTCACACGACACCTTGAGGAACCTTCGAGAGTCCCATCCCGTGAACCGCGCAGAGGTCGGAGCGCCTTCGAGCTTCAGCCCGGTCTCAGCAATCCCGTCCCGAATGCAGATACCGCCGTGGATCACGCCCGTGACGAGATAGGTTGCATCCTCAATCAAGCTGTCCGTGGGGACGATGCACAAGGCACGGTCGCCCTCTTGCCAGTGGCTCATGCGACAGCCCCCTTGCAGACCGGCTCCGACTTCAGCTCTTGCGACCAGCTCAAGCCGTCCTCGAAGTTCTCGGCGTTCACGACACCGACGACGCGCCCGGTTTCCGCGTCGATCACGGGACCGCCGCTCATTCCAGGGATCACTGGCACCATGCCGACGAGCAGCGCCATTCCGTGATCGTGCTCGCCAGTCCCGACGAGATCGACCGTGGTTACGGGAGAGATGCCCCGCGCAAAGCCGATGGCGATGTAATGCCGGTCCTTGACGAAGCCCTTGCAATCGATCGGTAGATACGGTCCCTCGTCGCCAAGCAGCTCGGAGAAGTCGCTGGTCGGAGACTTCCACGCGAGATTGATCGGCTTGCCTCCGATGAAGCATTGCTCGGGTCCGGAGGTGACGTGGTTGACCGACAGCAGGAATTGCGGGCCGACGCGGAACGCTGTCCCGGCGCTTTCGCTGTCCTTGCCGAAGCAAAGCACCTGGACGATGGAATCCGGCTGCACGACGACCAGCGGGAGGGTTTCGGTAACGCTTGCGGACGGGATCAGCAGCGCCAGCGCGAGGAGGCTACGAAGCATTGTTCACGCTTCCGTCTGGCGTCAGTGCGCCGATCACACCGACCACGAACGAGATGAGGTTCCACGGCCAGCCCAGCGCGGCAGCGGCGGTTACGGACGCACCGATGAGGAGCCAGGTCGAGCGCTCTTCAAGCCGCGCACGAATGTAGGAGATGACGCGGCGGATCATTCACACCCTCCTGTCGAGACCGCCGCCACAAGGCTTGACGCGGCGAAGTGAGACGAGCGGCAGGATTGCGCGGCGATCCTTGGCCCAAACGACGAGCGCATGGTCGCCATTGACGGACTCGATGAACGCGACGCCGCGATAGCCGACGACGCGAACCGCATCGCCCGCTTCAAGGTCTTTGAGCGACTGAAGGAACCAGCGGCGAAGGAAGAACCGGCCCACATCAAGCCGCCCTCGCGAGTTGCGAACAAACGGCGAATCTGCTGGGGGCGAAAGGGCGGACCGAGGTGGCGATGCAACGCCGCCCCGGCCCTGACCAAACGAGCGATTGGAGCGCCCGATGGCTGAAAACGAATATACCCACGAAGTCTGGAAGCCGATACCCTTCGCGCCCGATTATGCGGCGAGCAGTTATGGTCGCATCCGCAGGGAAACACCGGGAAGAAGCCGCCTCGCGAGTATGGCCATCCCCGGAAGGATTCTGAGACCCGGCCCACAGGGCGAGTGGAACGGGTCCCGTCGGCGATACCTTGGCGTCCAGATCGTTTTCAACGGCAAGGCGCGCAAATGCAGCGTCCACAAGGCCGTCGCATGGGCATTCCACGGACCGCCGCCGACAGCGCGGCATGTTGTCGCTCACAACGACGGAGATGGCCACAACAACCGTCCGGAGAATCTGCGATGGGCGACGCAGGCCGAAAACTTGGCAGATCGCTCCGTGCACGGCACGCACGACAGGGGCGAACGAAATGTCCAGTCCAAACTCACGGAGGACGACGTTCGCGCGATCAGGTTGTCCGCCCTTCCTGAAAAAGTGTTGGGGCTTCGCTATGGGGTTGCCGCGACAACTGTGGGTCGGATAAGGCGCCGCGAGCGCTGGGCGTGGCTGCCGTAACATCACGCAAGGCCCTCCGATTTAAGCCACGCTCCGACATCGAAACTGGGGCAGGCTTTGTGGACGCCGGGCCAATCACGGTGGCCGAGGACCTTGATGCCGGGATAGCGGTCCATATAGCTCTTCACCAACGCCAGCATTGCTTGGCGCTGAAGAGGCGTTCTGGTGTCTTTGGGTGCCATGTGGATATCGCATCCGCCGACAAAACAGATGCCGATATTGTGACTATTCTGGTGCGCGACGTGAGCGCCCAGAACGTCATCCTGGAGCGAGCGGTGAGTGTGACCGTCAAGCTCGATGATCCAGTGATACGAAGGCTGGTTGAACCGCGCCACGTCCCACTGCTCGACCTGCTCGGCAGAGACGTTGCGGCCCTCCGGCGTGGCAGCACAATGTATTGTCAGGAACCTGATGGGAAGCATACTCATCGCGCGCTCCCCGTCTTGCGGTCGAGTTCGGCGACTAGCTTGAGCATGTCGTCAGGCACACGCTCATAAACGACTGCGGCATACATCGCGCGCAGGCCGTCACCGAGCGTGCGGGCTTTCTCGTTGCGGTTGAGGGGGAAGCTAGTCATCGGCCCGCCTCCCGAGGATCGGTCGCCCGGTGACTCCGCGCACAGTGTCACTCTCCCATATCCTTATGGCTAACCACACGATGGTCAGCAGCGCGGCGATGGACGGGAGAACCTGCGCCAGCGTGCCAATGGCGATGACAGCCGCTCCGGCGTCGGCTAGATGTTTCGTCTGGTCCGAAACATGGGCGAGCACGTTCACGGCAGCGGTTCTCTTTTACGCATGTTACTCCCCCGTTGGTCTGGCAATGCTTGACCGTTTCGCGCTCCGTGAAGCGCTATTCACACCGCTCGCGTAAGCCGCTATTGCACTGCGGATGCTCTGGCTTCTCCCGGCGCGATGGTGGCACTGATGAGTGTCCCGACGGATTGGTATGCGAGCCATGCCGAGTATGCCCACGCGAGGTGGCGCTATCGCGCAGGTGTGGTCCGTCGCGCCCTTCGGGCAATGGGAAAGGCGGCTTTCGATCTCACCAGCCTGACGCGCCAATTCTGGTTTCGCGCCCTCTATCCGGGGTTGCGGTTCGGACGTGGTGTCCGCATCGGTTCCGGCGTCAGGATCGTTGTGCGGGACGGTGCCGCTCTTACCATCGGCGACCGCACCGACATTGAGCCGAACTGCCACCTTCGGTCGGACGGCATTCTCGAAATCGGCTCGGACTCGTTCATCGGGCAGGGCAGCGTTGTCGTTGCGGTTAAGCGCGTTTCGATCGGTGCCGACGCCCTGATTGCGTCCGGCGCTGTAATTCGCGATCAGGATCACGGCAGGGGTTCTCCTTATCGCGCGCAACCCCTGGTGGCAGCTCCGGTGAATATCGGCAGCAACGTGTGGATTGGAGCGAACGCGGTAGTGCTGAAAGGCGTGACCGTGGGCGACAATGCGATCATCGGTGCCGGATCGGTGGTAACGAAGAGCGTCCCCGAGGGCGGGGTTGTGGTTGGTGTTCATGCTATGCCGCCACCGCCTTGATGACGGCAACGTTCAGGACCACTGCCTCGGACAGCGACCCGGCTGAGATATTGTGAAGAAGGATGTGACAGCTCCCCGCCGCCACCGCATCGACCGTCACCGTGTAGCTATTCGCCGTGGCTCCCGAGGCGATGTTGACGACCACAACGTCCGTTGCCGCGATCTGCGTGTTGGTAAGGGTGAAGCCGACAGCGGCACCCGCCGCGAGCGCCGCAGCGTTCATCGTGATCTGGCCGCAGAGCTTGCTTAGCGTGACGCCGGTGGATTTGCTCGTCGCCTGAGTGGTTGTTCCGCCAGCACCGGTCGCGTAGCCGACGTTGCCTACTCCATAGCCGTTGTAGAGGGCGGTCCATGTCCCCGGAGTTCCGGCGGTGGTGCATGTCCATGCCCACGGGCCAACGGCGGTCGGGCCGGTGTTTATGCAGAGGTCCCCGCGAGCGTGCTCGCCAGTGGTCGGGGCCGCGCTTCCGTGGGAGATTTGCCTGCCGTTGAAGGTGAACAGGGCAACGGGAGCGAAAGCGTAGGGAACGGGTGCCGTCCGGCCGAACGTCATCAATGTGTTCGGGCCGGTGATGTAATGTGACGTAAACGATCCCTGATAGATCGTCTGAATATCGCCGTTCAGAAACCTCTCAATCCAGCCGAGCGGCGCGTCAGCTGACTGCACTAACTTGCGGATTTGCTTCGTGCTCGGGGAGCCGCCAACGGTGATGTCGGTGACTCCGGCAACCGGATCGGCAATCGTATTATACGACCGCATTCCCAGGCCGACGTTTACAAGACCAGTGAGGGCCGAGAGCCTCCCTCGGTTGAGGTAAACCTGCGAGCCAATCGTGCCGCCAATGAACAGCCCTTGACCGCCGGGGTTTTGGATCGGGGATTGCCCGCCCTCGGTGTAGAGGCCAACGAACGTGACGGGCGCGGACTGTCCGATAACGGCTGCGGCACCGCCCTCCTTCCACGTCATTCCGCTTACCCAAGCGGGAACAGCCGAAGTTGGACCGCCCGTTCCAGGGTGTTGCGCCCAAACCGTGTAATTGGTGCCGGGAACAGTCGTTGAGGCTGCTGCCGCCTGTCCGATGACGACGAAATACCACAGCCCGCCGTAAGAGCAGGCCGAGGCCGCGGCGACGTTGGTATCGACGGTGCGGCCCGATCCGGCGTAGCCGTTCCCGGCCATCTGGCCGCCGATGTAAACATTGGCGAGGCCGGAGTTCTCGTAAATGCCCCAGGTGCCGTTAGAGATGCACTGAATGCCCCGGAAGTCCCCGGCATTCGCATCCGAGCCCTGCACAAACAAACCGCAGCCGTTGTTGTGGGATGAGATCAGGCCGTCGATGTGCGTGGAGTTGGGGCCGCCAGCGGCATCGCCCGTCGCCCCAGAGGTTCCCTCCACGACGCAACCGTGGTCGCCCCACTCCTGCGTGGAGACGTTTATCAGGCGGCAGCCGCCGACACGAACCCACAGGCCGTAGTGATGGGTCGTCGTCCCGCCCTGCGAGATGAACAGGATGTTGGAGATGATAGAACCGTAAGCGCCCCGCGCATTCGGCTGTGGCGTGGGGTCGTTCGTCTCCCCCATCGACTGCCCGTCCTGAAGCGTGAGGCCGCCGACGCCGGCGGCAAACTCGAACACGGTTCCCCATCCACCATTCTGGATGCCGGGGCTTGGCGCTCCGCGAAGGTCGAACGTCCCGATCTTGCAGTCCAGCCTCGTCCCGAAATGATAGGCCGTGGGCGAAAAGCTAACCGGGATCAGGTGGCGGTAGTAGGGATTTGTCGAGAGCTGAATTTGCGTGGTGAGCAGGAAGTCCTGCATTGCCAGCCACGCGGGGTAATCATCGGTTACCCGGTCGCCGTAAGCCCCGAATGCGTCGAACGGCACCGAGCCGGAGCTGTAGTCGATCCTGAAGCCGCGACCGTCCTCTGCGAGAAACGACCATGTCGGATGAGCGGCAACGAACGCTGAATCAACCGCCGGATCATAGATGTAATCCGCCGCCCCGACGCCGCGCGTTCTGTAACCAAGACTGCGGACCCGGATGACAGTCGGCGAGACGGTGATCCCCGCCAGATTCGTGAACAGCGCCTGTCCGGTTGTCGCCGCCGAATCGGCGATGGTGATCGCGTCGCGCTTGCGGACCCACGCGCCGGATGCTCCGGTGGTGTCCGTTGCCGGGGCAACGTAGAACCACTGCTGCGTGTCGGCGGCGACGTTCGCGCTGTTGTTCGAGCTGTCGAATACGAACGTGCCTTCGCGCCCGGATTCGGTGAGGTAGGCAGGAAGCGTCGTGCTGAGACCGGCGAGGATCGCGCGAGTTGCCGCCTTGACCGTCGCGTTGTTGAGCGTTCCCGGTGCGATTGCTGCAGCAATGGCGTTGTAGGACGACGACGAGAGGGCCGCGGAAGCTGCGGACTGTGTTGCGCTCTCCGCTGAATTGGTAGCCGAGGAGGATGCTGCGCTGGCGCTTGAGGCGGCGCTCGTGGCCGATCCCGCAGCGGCGGTAGCGGAATTGGCCGCGTTGGTTGCGGAGGTCGCGGCCGCGCTAGTCGATGCGGCTGCGGCAGAGGCGCTGTTCGCAGCGTTGGTGGCGGAGGTTGACGCTGCGGCCTGGGCCGCCTCCGCAGCCGCCGCCGTGTCAACGTCGATGCTCATATCCCAGTTCGCGATTGCGTGTGCGGGCGTGATGCCGTCCGTCGCGTAGATATTGAGCGTGTAAACGCCGACTGGGCAGTAGAACTCGCAATTGCCGTTGCTATCGACCCTTGCGGTGTCCGCCACGCCAGAAACAGACGAGATGGGCGTGAGGCTGGGGTCGGCGTAGAGCGATACGCCAGCGCCGCCGCTATCGGTGACGCGGACATAATAGCCCGTCAGCGCGTTCCCCTTGTTATCGGTGATCGCGTCGAAAAAATGGTGCATGGATACCCTCGCTAGGAAGTGCTGCGCGTGGTCAGGGTTGCGACGACGTTGCTGGTGGTCGCGGTCGTGCCGAGGCTGTCGGTGACGGCGCAGCGAATGGTGCAGGTGTTGGCGGCGTCGAGCGGAAGGCCCGTTCCGGTGACGGTGGTGGTCGCCATCGCGTTGGAATTGATGGCGTAGCTTTGCCCGTCAGTCGAAACGAACGACCATGCGTAAGTGTATGGAGCGAGGCCGCCCGATGGTGTCGCGGTGACGCCGTTGGTCGTTACGGTCGTGCTATTGAGCGCGCCGAGGCCGCTGATGGTATTGCTCGACGTTGTGACAGCCAGCGAACCACCGCCGCCGCCACCGCCCCCCGGCGGCGTGAAGTTGGCGGCCTGCCGCCACGCGCCCCCGGAATAGACCTGTGCCGCGACAAGCTGACGCCACGCCCCGCCCGCGTAAACCTGTGCTCCGGTGATGACTCTCCACGCGCCGCCAAAGCGGACCTGGATCGCCATCAGTATTGCAGAACCACGGTCCCCTCGGCGGGAGAGGACGGAAGCGCCGTTGAAGAGGGCTGTGTGTAAACCGGGGCCGTGGCTTGGGTTGCCCCGGCGTGATACCAGTAGCCCCCGGCGCTGGAGCGGGTGATCGAGCCGGTGAAGGCCCCGCCCGACTTCGGCATGTATGACGATACGTCAATTGCGGCCACGATGTCATAGAGTTGGCGGCCCGACGCGCAGATATATCGCGCCACGTCGTTCATGTTTGCGGCGGCGCAGTTCTCCGCGATGGAGAAGCCGCCACATGAGACGTTTACGCTAGGCGTCGTCGAGAACTCGGCGAAAGCGGCCATTCAGCGTTTCCTTTGACTGTGATTTCGGGTAGAATTGGTCCGTGGACCGTCAGCAGCTCGCCCGCCGCCGCCGCCGTGAGTGGCTACTTACGTTTTCTCCGGGCGAGTGGATTTGGGTAGCGCTGGTCCTTGCGGTGTTTGCGGGCTTAATTGCCGTTTAGGTATTTCGCCTGTTGGGCTGCGGCGAGCCATGCCGCGTAATTCCCGAGCGGACTTGGCATAAGCGGAGCCTGATCCAAGGCCCCGCCGTTGCGGGCAATGAGTTCCGCGTTATCGGCGGCCCTGATCCCCATGCGTGTGGCACCGACCCTTCCCAAGATACCAAGACCGGCCAATCCGCCGCCAAACATGCCACCGGTCGCCGGGCTGGTCATCGCGCCAATGCCTAGGGCGGGAACCACGCTCCCCATGCCAGAAACGGGTCCAGTCGGGGCGAGGCGACCAAGGCCGCGCAGGGTGTTGCTGACCGGCGTTCCCCGCGCAACGGTTTGGATCGCATCGGTCACATCGGGTGAGAAGTAATTCTGCCCCTTGATATTGGCCCTATCGAGGCCGCGATATTCCGTCCGCAGCGCATTCTCGAAACCAGAGCCAGTGAACTGACTTGCGCGAGCGCCAGCAAGCTCGCGGGCGCGTTCAAGGTCTTGCGCCTGCAAATACCGGCTCGCTACATCCCTGGCCTGGTCAAACTCCGGCGCGAGCGGACTTGCCCATTCGTCAAAATGGTCGAGCAAGATGCTGCCGAGGCGGCGGTCGGCGGGATCGGCGCTCTGACGACTATCGGAAAGGACGGTGCGAACCGTATTCATCTCCTTGGGCGTCATCTCCTTGCCGGCATACTGCTGGATGAGGTTGAACGCCTTGGACGTGTTCGTGTCCGCGTTGGTGATGGTCCCGCTCGGGCCGATTTGCCCTTCGTCCCGCAGAATGCCGTGGATGCCAGCCGCAAGCTGCTGCGTTTGCTCGGGCGAAGCGACGACGCCGTTGGTCTCGGCCTTGCGATAAAGGTTGCCAGCCTGCGCCTTCAAATCCTCAACCGTTGGCACGGCCGCTTCGATTCCCCGCTGGGCCGCGCGCTGCCCAGCTTTCATCAGGCCAAGGCCCGTCAAGCCGCCACCGACAAGTTCTCCGCCCATTTCAGCGAGGGGATTGCCCGGCGCGACCTGCTGTGCGGTTGCTCCGCCGATACCGCCGCCCAGACCAGAAAGGAGCGCCGCGCCCATCTTTGGAAGCGATCCACCGAACATGCCCGGAACAGCGGCAGAACCGACCGACTCCCCGACGCGCCGAACAAACTGCTTCGATGGGTCGTCTGAGGGGGGAACGATGCTCCCAACGCCAGACAGAATTTGTTTCCACTGGCCGCTGCCAAGGAGCGGGTTGGTGATCTCGGGAATATGGGTGTTGGCGACCGCGTTAATGCCCTTCGGGATCAGGTTGATCGCAGCCGTGGCAAGGTCCGCTGGCGCACCGAGAACGCTGGCAAGGCCCTCATTTGCTCCCGACAGCCCCTGCCCGAGATACGAGTTGGCATAGGTCTTATCGTCGGCGGGCAACGATAGCGCCTTCGTGTAGGGCCGGTTTGCCGCCGTCTTGTCTTTCATCGCCAGCCCGAACTGGCGCAGATACGCATCGGCCGCGTCCGGTCCCTGCTTTTGAAGGATGTTGAAGAACTGCGCCTGCTGTTCTGGAGATGGGGGCTTTGGGCCAGTGTCGGTGTTCGCGATTCCGGCAAGCGACGCCGCCGCATTGTCCCGCCCTGACGCGGCCTGGACAAACTTCTGATAGCCCTCGGGATCGATCTTCATCAGCACGGCCTTGGCCTCGGGACTGAGGTAGTCGATCGGATGATTGCCGCCGAGAATATCGTTGGCGTGCGCAAGGCTCGCGATCTTGCCCGCGAACAAATCCATGTCGGTCTTGAGGGACGCCTCTTTCGCGTCCAGCGGAAGGTTCATGCTGAGCGGCGCTTGGGCCTGCTCGCGTTCTCCGCCCGTGTTGACGCCATACGCCCGCGCACTTTCCGGGCCATATTTCTGCAAGATGCTTTGATACTTCGTGACCTCGGGACTGCCGCCGTGCCACCAGTTTTCCAGCGCGTTGACCGCCTTGGACGCAACGGTGTCGCCAAAGATGCTTGAACCCGCGACTTTGGGGGCTTGGTCGTATAGCATTCCCGCATGAGCGATGGCCGTGTTAAGCGCGCCGAGCTGCGAATTTGGGTTTGTGATGCCCTTCATCAGCGCCACGCGCTCGTCATAGCGGCCCGCGTCAAAGTTGCCGTTCGTGGCGTGCGCCGCAGCCAACGCCGCCTGCATGACGACCGGATTGCGGGACGTTGTGATTGAGCCTTTGTAATTGCCTGACAGCATCTCCTTAGTGAGATCGCCGACGCCGGGAGGCAGAGATGCGATGTAAGCCGCCCCGGTCTTGGAAAGGTCACCCGGAGGAGTTCCGGCCTTGGCGTTCAGGTCAACCTGCGCGGTCTTGACGTCGAGGCCGGATTTCGCCGCCTCATTTTCCGCCTTGACGCGGTTTGCTTGCGCCGTGGCACGGGCCTGCTCAAGCTCGAACGCCGTTTTCGCCGCGCCAACATTCGTGCTGTTCAGCTCGGCCTGGGCCTTCGGGCGCTGGAGATCATATGTTGGCGACGCAAGCGGCGACGCAGCCCCGGTGGGGTGCCATGTTCCGTTCGCATCTCGGGAGTAGATGACGCCGCCAATCGTGCGCGTGTCACCTGCTTTGTATTGCGCCATCAATATGCTCCGATAGCGCCGCGCGTTCCGGGAAGGTATGGAACCCGTCCATACCCCGGCAGCGTGACGTGAATGTGATTGCCCTCATTCAAGTAACGGGCGTTCGGCCCGAAATAGCTTTCGAGCGCCGATAGCGGCGCGCCAACGTAATCCGCCGCGTCGCCATTGAGGTGGTGGCTATTCGGAACACCGCCGACGAGCCTGTTGCCTTCGACCGTGCGACGCCCGGAGGTCATGTGTCCGGGGGCCTTCATCGGATCGGGGAAGCTAGTAGCGGTGATAGGGGCCGATGTCGGAGAAGCCGCCGGAGCCGAGAAAGCCGCCAGACTGCGGGGCAGTCTGACCTCCATCCATTTTTGCAATGTCAGCATCGGTGAGCGGCTTCGCGTTCATCGCTCCCGTAATTTGCGAGCGGAGCATCATGCCCTGTGGTGTGACGACGGCAGGGTCGAGCTGGTTTTGCATTCTCGTCTGCATCGCCTGCGTCCACTCGGGCGATCCGGGCTTTATGCCCGAGGCGTAGAGCGTTTGTGCAAAGTCGCCGTCGGGATACATGAGCTTGAGCTGCGCCTGGAGCGGAAGCATTGCCATCTGGCGCTGCATTTCCAAGTCCTGCCGATGCTCGTAGATTTGCTCCTCCAGCGCCATCTGCCTACGGGAAGCGACGCCCTGCTGGAGGGCTTGCAAACCCTGCAATCCAGCTTCGCGCTGCGGTCCCGGCATTCCGGCGTTGAACCCGTTGAGCATGGCCGCGATGATTGAAAGCGTTTTGTTGGGCGCACCGCCGCCGAACATGCCGCCGGTGGGGGCCTGTGGAGCGCTTGGCACGTTGACGAACTGCCCGCGCTGCTGCGGCATAAGCGGATTGTCGGGAGCGGTGGGCGAGGGGAACAGCGGGTTCATTATTTGAACGCTCCGAACATGCGGGCGAAGCCGAGCGCAGGGGAAATGCCGAACATTGCAGCGCCGGGGTGAGAAGCCATCAGGCCCGCCATCGGAGAGAGAAACATCAGCGGGTTAATGCCACCGTGATGCTGCTGCTGTGACGGATCGCCCATCGCCGGAAGCTGCTGCGGAGCCTGCTGCTGCTGCGTGTATGACGGGAGCTGACCCACCGGCTGCTGACCCATCGGTTGGGCGGCCTGCTGCTGCCGGATCATTTGCTGAATCTGAAAAAGCTGGATCGGGTCCACTATGCGACACTCCCAAGCGCGCCATAATCGACGCCATCGTAAATCCCGTTGACGAAGCCCTTGACGAACGCCCACGGGCGCAGCTTCTCGACCTCATCGGCAAGGACGCCCTTGACGGTCGGGCCGTCAGGATCGCTGCGCCATTTCCAGGTATAGATTCCGAGGCCGTCCTTTGCCTCGCCGACCTTCTCGATTTTCGTTTTCAGGCGACGATCCGACATCATCGCAGCCATGCTCGCGCCCTGTGCCGCCGAGTTCATCAGGCCACCAAGCCATCCGCCGGGCTGAGTGCCGGTTTGCGTTCCGTAGCCGTTGTAGAGGCCGCCGATGTTCCCGAGCGCGTTGGCGCCATAGTAGGGGAGCTGTCCGCCGAGCTGCTGCGCGCCAAGGAGGGGGCTGTAGCCAGCGAACTGCGAGGTGCCGTATCCCGGCAGCATTCCGGCCGACTGTCCCTGAACGCCCTGGTTGAACTGAAGGTTCTGGAGCATCGGGGCAAGCTCGGCCTGCGTCACGCCGCGCGCGAGGTCCGTTGCGTGATTGCCCGATCCGGTGCGACCCGCCTGCGAGAAGGCGGAATTGATCGAGTTGCCCGCTTGCTGTCCGGCATAGTCGCCGAGCGCCTGAGCCTGCGCCTGTCCGGTTTGCAGGTAGTTCGAGCCGAGCGTCGAGTTGAGGTAGTTGTATCCGGGCTGAAGCTGCTGGCGCTGGTCGCCGATCTGCTGCTGAATGCCGGGGATCGTGCTTCCGGTGATGCCGCTCTCAACGTTGTTCAGGTTTCCCTGATTGTTGTTGACGGTATCGGTGATGCCCTGACCCGCGCCAAGGAGCAGCGGCTGCGCCGGCGTCCACGGCGTTGATGTGGACGTAGTTTTCGTGCTCTTCTTGCCCACCCGATTATTCCCCTAGCTTCCGCTCGAACAGCCAATGGTCTTCGATTGGCCGACACACTTCCCAACCCAGCAGTTTCAGGCTTTTCGCCCATCCCCTGCGCCCAATTGCGATCATCCGCGTTGCCCCCGCATCGCGTGATGCCGCCCCAATCACTTCGTTCAGTTCGCTCAGCCAGCGGCGGTGATCCCGACCGCCGACCAGCTTCACTTCGACAATTCGCTCAGTGCTCAGCCACGCGGTTGCGACGGCAAGCAATTCGTCCCCGTCCATCACCGCGAAAAGCACCTCGTCAGACTCAAGGCATGACGGAAAGCCGCCCCTTGCCCGCGCCGGTTCGAGAAACGCTTCAGCCTGAGGCCACCGATCCCAATTGAGAGGATCGGGGACGCTGCCAACAATCAAGAAATGACGCCGTGCGTAATCAGCGCAGTGCGGATGAAGTTCAGCAGCGTGATCGCTGTCGCGAGGTCGGTTGCGGCGGAGGGGCATCCGGTCTGTCGTTGGCCGAGCACCTGAAGCCCGTTGTTCCACAGCGCGCGACCGGCACCCATCAAGCCGATGTCGCCGTTCACCACCTCAAGGTTGAACGTCGTGGGTTCGGTGTTGTCACCCACTCTGACTTTGCCGGCAAAGGAACTCGGCGCGCTCCCAGCGCCAAGGAACGTCCATTTGCCGGTTCCCGACGACATCTGCGATCTGAACGCGGCGGTGATCGGTGCGCCGCCAGTCATGTTCGCCGCGTCAAATCCGACCGACGCGACGGTCACTCGCGAAGCGTGTCCCTGATCGCCGCAGAAAAACCCGCGCATCGTCCCGATGGTGCCGTTCGCGCCGGTGCGATCAAGGTCAACGTCAGAGGCGAAGAAGTCGGTAGCCTCGCTAATCGCCGCGCTGTTGCTGCTCTTGTTCGCGGTATGCCACTCGATCCCGCGACAGGCTGTAACCGTTCCGGTTGGAACCCCCGATGCTCCGGGACCGCCAAGCGAGTTATAGCCCTGGATACCGTAAGCGAAGGTCAGGTTTCCGGCAGTGTGGTTGATGTTGAACTGCTGGTTGAAACCGTCGACCTGGGTAGCGCCATATCCCCCGGAATAGGTCGTGCGATTGAGAAAGGCCCGCCAGTCGCTGGCCCCGCCCGGATCGCCCTCTGCGGTCTTGTCGAACAATATCGGATCGTAGGTCGTGGACGCCGGAAGCGTGCCGTAATCCTCAACGCCAGAAATCGCGTTGTCTTCAGCGGTCTTCAGTGCGGTGTTGACCGCCGTAGCCACCTGTCGCGCATCGGAAAGGTGGCTTACACGAAGAGCGGTCGTCACCGTCCGTCTCCGGCCTCGAACTCAAGCTCGCAGCCCTGAATGTAGCTCCATTGCACGCCGGCGGGGATGGTCGCCGTCACGCTGTTGTAACGCCCGTTGGCCCGGATCGGCATTTTGCCGTTCGAGCGCATCGTTGCCGCCGACTGGATGCTTTCCCCGTCTCCCGCGCGCATTCTCGCATCGATCGTCACGCTGGCCTCGGTGGCGTCCGTGACCAGCCGAACTTCGCGGATGCGCGACCTGCGCCCAGGCGTAGGCTCCAGATCAACGACCTTCAGCGTTGCCTCAAGGTTCGGCCCCGTGAGCGCGTTGAGCACGTTCGAGCTGTCCGCGATCAGCAGCAGCGGATTGCCGCCCTGCAATGATGGGCTATCGAGGCTGATCGTCATTGCATCGAGGTTGCCGTAAATGGCGTCGAGCGCGTCGAGCGTGATGCCGGACGTGTAGCCGGTGAACAGGCCCGCAACGTCCACCCGGATCGTCGTCGCGCGCTTGAGCACCCAATTGTAGGCGATGATGGTTCCGGGGTTTCCAGGCATGGCCCACAGCACCAGCGAGTTGCGCGGATCGATGGTCGACCAAATCTTCGCAATGTCCGAACGCGAGAACGAGTTGAAGAACCAGCGGTTGAACTTCTCGTCGGCAATCGGCGTCACTTCCTGACCGTCGCACATCTCAAACCCGCGCTCGGACAGGAAGAAGATCAGACGACCGACATTGCACACGGACCCTGCGGCCATGCACCCGACTTCCTGCGAAATCTGGTCGAACTGCCAGATGATGTTCAGCGCGCCCTCGACGCCGACGTAGGTTGCGCGAATGACGCCCTTGTCGGTCAGGAGGATGCCATATTCACCGCCGACAACCCGCTTGAGATGCCCCCACAAGCTCGGCTGCTTGTCGGCCTGGTTCGTTCCCGTCGTCCATGTTGCGGAATCGTTGAACTGACACCACTGCACCGCGTTGTCGGTCGTGATCGCCATGACGAAATCGCGAACCTGCGCCGCATCGATCGCGTCGGGTGCGTCAGTCGGGGTCGTGACAGTTCCGCCGGTCAGGCTGTATGATTGCAGCGCCGCAGACGTTCCGAGCGCCATCAGCACGTTGTCGCCGAACTGCGCGAAATAGACAGGCTGCGACGGGTTCAGCCCGGAAATCTCGACCCATGCCGTCCCGGAGTATTTCCAAAGGCTGGATGGCGTGGCGGCGAGCATCGTTGTGGTGCCGGTCGAATCGACAAATGCCCCGGCCCCGTTGAAGGAATCGCCGAGCGCAGCAGTGACCCCTTGCGGCTCGCTGACCGGCGCATAGCCGTTGGCAATCGCCAGAACATTGCTTGCAACGCTTAGTCCGCCTGGTTGGTCAGGAAGCCACTCGGGTAGGGGATAAGCCTTGCTCGGCATCAGGAGCGCGCCGCCCGAACCTGCGTAACGGTGTTCGGAACCAGCGGCCCCGCGCCGTAGCGATTGTTGCGCGCGGTCTTGTTGATGCGGTCGACAACCTGGTCGAGCAGCCCCTTCCACTGCTGCGCGCGGGTAGAATTGTCGAGAAAGGCCTCCGCGTTGAACAGCGTTCCCCACAGATAGGCGTCGGGATGCTTTTCGAGCAGCCAATTCGACGGCGCGAACACGGTCAGCGGATCGAGCGTGCCGAAATAGTCCATTGTCAGCAGCGTCGAAGAGGACGGCGGCGGTGCGAGCCTGATCCCGCCCGCGACAAGAGAGTAAGCGGTCGGAATGTCGCTCGTGCCGTCATACTCCTGACGAAGCGCGGCGGGCGACATGCCCTTGAGCGGACGGTCGGGCGACCCCTCGATGTAGATCGAGCGCATGGCCTGAAAGTCACTCGGCAGCGGAGTGTCTTCACCCGTCGCCGTAAAGGTGCTCGTCACCTCCATCTCGGGGCAGCGCAGCTCGCGGTTGAACTGCGCTTCCGCCATCTGGATGAACACGGGAATCTTCGCCGCAAGGTCGTCGCGGTCGAGCCAGTCCTGCACTGTCGAGATGAGCGTGTCGCGGTCGGGAATTGCACCCGGAACCGATATCGCAAGGGAGATCGACATTAGTGGAACTCCCTCAGATGATGATGTTGCGACATTTCAGGTAGCGATAATCGGAGCTGTTCAGCAGCCGCTTCACGCCGTCCTGATGGTGCGGGTTCCAGCAATCGACGCCATGTTTGGTCAGCCACTCATACATGACGCCGACCGGGATTTCGGCGACCTTCTCAACCTCGCGCATCCGGCCAGTGTTGTAGTGGTTCTCACCCTCTTTGTTCCGCTTGAGGATTGCGTCGATGCTCTTCGCATCCTGCTCGTAGCGGACGAGCACTCCGTCGGGATCGTCGGGGTGGTCCCCGATGTATTTCTTGAGGCCGGTGTCGCGGTTCCAGTCGATGAGTTCCCAGTTGCTCATGGGCGTCCCTCAAAGAAAAGGGGCCGGACCCGAAAGCCCAGCCCCTCCGTAGTCATTACTGAATGTCGCGGATCGCGCCCGACGCCGCTTCGTTGCGGCAAACGAGCGTCGACTCCTGGTAGAGCGCCTTGCGCGTGGCAAGGCCGGTCTTGGCCAGATCGATGATCTTGAGCGAATCCAGGTCCGCGATCGCCCAATACTCGGGGTCGATCACGAGCGTGTCACGAGCCGACATGAAGCGCGACGGCACAAGGTTCACGCTGCCGCCGTCGCCGGTATAAACTTCGGCACCGGCAACAATCGTGATGAGCTTCGTGCCAGTCTCGCGACGCTGCGATACGAGGCCGGGGAACGCCGCAGCCTTCCGCTTCATGGCCATCGAAGAGATCGCCATCGTCGGATTGCCGCCGGCGCTCCAGATGCTCGCCAGCATGTTGGCAAGGTTCGTCTCCGCGTAGGTGCGAAGCGTTCCGTTGACGGCCGCCGTGGTGACGTAGCCGGTGGTGTTGCCGCCTGAGTAAACCGGAGCAACGCCAGTCGCGCCAAGGTCGTTGTTGGTCTTGATGAAGCCCAACGCACCCGCAGACTCGCCAGCGGTGCCAGAAGCCGGCGGAACGGCGGCGAAGTTGCCGCAGAACCGAGACTCCGCATCCGTGTTGAGTTCGCGGCCAGCCTTCATGATCTCGCGAGCGAGTTCACTGGCGCGGCCTGCGGTCTTGGTCGCCTCCATCGTGGTGGACGAACCAATGACCTTCTTCATGATCTGCGTGTAATTGCCCTGCCGAACGGTATTCGGTCGGGAATCGTTGGTCAGATCGTCGCCCTGAATGGTCTTGTTCTGGGCGTTGGCAGCGGCAAGAGTGTCGGTTTGCCATTCGTGAAACGTCTGGCTCGCCGATTCCCGAGCGCACGCCTTGGAGAACGGGCAGTCGTCCGGGAACAACTGGTAGATTTTGTCAGACAGGTCTTCGCGGACGCCGACGCGCCCAACCGCCTGAATGCTGTTGGTAGGAACGGTCACTGTTTAATTCCTTCTGGCCCCGAAGGGCGCTGGGACTCGACGCCTCACGGCGTGGAATCTTGGTGGAGGGCTAAATCATGCCCTGTTCTTTGAGGTATGCGGCGAAAGCCTGATCGCGGACTTGTCCCTTCGAGTTCTTCGCCGTTTCCCATGCTGCGGTCGCGCGATTTGCGCGGAGCTGGTCGGTTCCTTGGCTAACGCCTGGGGTGGCTACCTTGGGCAGTCCCTTTGCGGCGCGAACCTTCTCCATCTTGGTCTTTTGCAAGGCGCGATACTTCTCAGCATCGGCCTTCCATTCCGCCGCTTGACGGATCGCAAGAATGTCGGTCGCTCGTGCTTGTCCGATCAGCTCGTCGGGATAGCCCAACTCCTTGGCGACTGCCGTGAGCTTGCGCTGCAACTCAGGGCCGGTCGTAGGGTCGGCGTATTCCGGGAAACTATCGACGATGATGCGGTGCTGTTCCGCTGCTTCCGCCTGGGCAATCTGCTGTGCGCGAAGCTGTGCCTGCTGGGCGTATTGCTGAGACTGCTGCTGCAACTGCTGCTGCTGGGCAACCTTGGCCTCGTAATCCGCCTGCATGGCATAGAACGCCTGCGGGTCATGCTGGAGCAACGCCGGATTGGGGCGCTGCGGGGCAATCTGCTCGGCGTATTGTGAAAGCTGCTGCGCCACCTGGGCTTCGTAAGCCGCGACCTGTTGGATCGCTGCCTGCTCGGCTTCCTGCTTGGCGCGGGCCGCTTCCTGGGACTTGGACTGAACGAATTTCTCGCGCTCGCTTTCCCGCTTTGCGATAACCTCCTGGGCATCGCGCGGCAGTTCCGCGAACTTGGCTTTCGCTTCAGCGTCCCACGATACCGGCGCGTCGATGGGAGGAAGATCGTCAACTTCCTCTTCGAGTGTCGGTTCGTCTTCGGCTTCTTCGGCGCTATCAGGCTGAGCCTGTTCACCTTCTGCCGGTTGTTCCTCTTCGTCCGTTACGCCGAACTGCTCTTCAGCAAGCTGCGTGAAATAGTCTGCTGCATTGGTCGGTTCGGCTGCGGGGGTGGATTCGCTGCCGACTGCCGGGGTTTCCGACTGGGTCGTCATTGCTAAGTCCTTCTTTGGGAACCGGCGTCATCTCGACGCGGGTATCTCCGCCTTGATTGGCGGGATTGGTGTGGCGAGGTTGACCCTCGCTCGTATGGTTATCCTGCAATCCTGAGCAGCCGCTGCTTTGCGTCAGTCATGCCCTCGATACGTTCGGACTTGAGCTTGTCGCGCTTCGCCAGTTCGCCGTCGCGGATTACCTCCGCCATTCCGGCTTGCAGGGAATCGACAACCTTCAGCGCCACCGACAGCGCGGTAATCGCTTCCGAGCGCGTGGTCGGGTGAAGCTCGGTCGTTGCAACGTGCGAGATGCGGGCGGTGTATTCGTCGCGCAGCTCTGCAAACAGCGGCGACAGGAACTCGTCCATGAACATTTGTGCGCGATGGGCGCGGGCGATGCGGTGCGAGGTGTCGGTCATGCGTCGAGTTTCCCACCGGGCCGCATCTTCGCAATCTTCTGCTGACTATCGAGCTGCGCCGCGTGCTTGTGCGCCTCGAGGATCATCTGCTGCTGGTCGATGAATGCCTGGAGATTCTGCTGGCGAACAGCAATCGCCGCCTCCTGGTGCTGTTTCAGAAGCTCGATCTGCGTCTCGTCGGCGTGCTGAGCCATCATCTGCTGCAACTTGGCCGCGTCGGCCTGCTGCTGAGCCTCAATCGCCTGCTGCTTCACCTGAATCTGGGCCATCAGCGCCTGCGCCTTCGGGTCGGGCGGCTGCTGTTGCGGGATCGGATTGCCCTGCTCGTCCTTGGGCGGCTCGGTGAAATAGTCGTTGGGCTGCAACCCGAAGGCGCGAGCCAGGGCCGTGCAGGCGTTGTAAACATTGTCGTCGCTGACGATTTGCGAACCGGCCATCTTGAGCATCGACTGGACCTGCCCAATCGTCTGAAGGCCCATCACCCGGTTCTGCTTCGACCCGGAACCGAGGCCAGCCTTCACGGCAACCTCCATGTCCTCGGGCCACTGCGACGGGTCGATGGTGCGATACTGACCATCAACCCTGATCTGGAACGGCTGCGCGTAGCGGCGCATCAGCCCGACCTTCTTCATGAACAGCCGAGCAACGCCCTCCACAAACTGGCGGATGACGTAGCGCTCCATTTGCTGCCCGCGCGCCATGAGCTGCGCTTGGCCCCTGGCCGTGTCATTGAGCGTGTCTTCATCCACGCCCTTGTTGAGCTGCGTAATGCCGGTCGCATTCTCGCGGAGCCGCGACATGAACTCGACCGCGTTGAACGCGATCTGGCTTACGTCGTTTTTCTTTTCCGGGATCGGCGCAACCTGTCCGGTGTAGCGCACAAGGCGGTTGGGCCTGACCGTCAGCAGGTCGTCAATCGTGTGGTCGCCGCAGCTATCCTCGTGGACGTAATGCCCCGGTGCAACCTGCGAGTAGAGGCTGTCCAGCGCGTTACGCAGAAGGACCGAATTGACGACCTGGAAGTCCATCGTCTTGTCGGCCTGCGACTGTCCAATGAGCCGCCCCTGCATCGGGAACGGGCACCAATACTCGAACGGCTGATAATCGACCGGCTCAATCGCCGGCTTGCCCGTGTCAGACCTCGTAAGGATCGTGTTGCCGACGCGGCTAACACAGAGGCGTTCCGAGATTCCGTCGCCGTCAAGATCGTAGAGGACATATTCCTCGTTGAACGTGACGGTGCGGTTGACGCCATCCCTGTCTATCGCGCCATACCAACTGTTGCGCCCATCGTCGCGCGCATTGCCGAGTGTATTCAGGAATGAGTTGCTGCCCTGCGACAGATCAAGGCCGCTAACATCGAAGCCCATCTCGGTCAGTTCCGAAATGCGCTTCTGCGGCAGGTGCGCGAGATAGACGGCGTTGTCGAAGTCCCGAGCGTCCGCAGCAATGCGGAACTCCTCCAGCGGGACGTGATAATCTGGGAACGTCGCGGCGGTCTCTTCGAGCGTGACCGCGTGAATCATCGGCGAACCGTCAACCGGGTGCGGCTCGTCCGTCTGCGTCGCCTCGATCGCATTGTCGGGCAGCATCGCCGGGTGATACAGCGCCTCAACGCGCTTCTTTTTGCGCTCGACGCAGCTTTTAACGATCGCTATCTTTTCGAGCAGCCCCGCCTTGCCCCAGTCATGCATGAGACGGAAGCCGTTCTTGCGGCGGTAAATGTAATGCATCGCCACGGTGGCGTCGTCGCAGCCCTGCTCGTCCGCCTCTCCGGTTGGCTCAAACTCCACGATGTGATCGGAGCCAGCCACAACGTCGAGCAGGCTCGTGAGCATGTAATCGGCAGACTCAGACACGTCGCCAGCAACGACCTGCGAACGCCCCTCTTCCTCGTTGCCGTATGCGTCGCGGTTGTATGAGCGAAGCGCCGCCTCTACCTCTTCGAGCAGTGTTCCATCATACGAGCGCGATTCCTCCTGGTTGAGGAAGGCGAGGAATTGGGGATCAACGTCAGTCATACGATCCCCTTGCTGGAATACTTGATCGGCTTCATCTCGGGCCGGTTGGTGTGTCCGACCGCGAAATACCGCAGCGCGTCCGCGTAATGGCTGGTCCAGTCATGCAGCGGGTTCACTCGGAACTCCTGCCGCTTCTCGTCATATTCGCGGCGATACATGCGCAGCGCCTCGATGCCGGTCTTGCACTTGTCCTTGTCGAACCAGCAGGTTGGCAACAGCATCCTCACCGCCTGGATTCCGTCAGCAATCGGAATGTTCGGGCAAACCGTCGCCTTGATGCCGAGCGCGGCCAGAACCTCTTTGCGGGACTTGCCGGTCCCCAGCTCCCGAACCTCAACGTCGTGCGGCAGATAGTGATTGCCCCACACATAGTCTCGCTCGGATAGCCGCTTGGCATACCAGTCGAGACCGACGCCCTCACCCTTCAGCACGTCGATGATGCGCGTTTCTCGGCCCGATACCTGGATGAACCAGATGACCGTCGAGTCCGCGACGCCCAAGTCCCATGCCGTATGCACGGGAAGGCGAGGATCGTAAGGCACGCCAGCGATCCGCTCCTCGGCGTCGTTCATCTCCTTGCCGTAGTAAGCGCCCTTGACCGCAGCCTCGAACGAGCACTCGTATTCCTGAGCGTATTCGTCCTCGCTCATCATGCGGCGGGCGTCGGCCAATTCTTTGGCGTCGAGTAGGCCCGTCTCCGACGCCTTCAGCATCAGCCGCGTCCAGTCTGGATCGTCCTCAGCTTCCGTCCAGAGCCGGTGAAACGTGTTCTTGCCCTTGGGCGTGCCGATGAAGCAGGCCCATCCCTTGCGGTCGCTCAGCGCGGGGCGAATGACCTGCGACCATATCGTCGGGTCCATGTCCCCGAACTCGTCGAGCACCACGCCGTCGAGATAGATGCCGCGCAACCTGTCCGGGTTGTCAGCTCCGTAAATCCTGATCCGCTTGCCGCCCGGAATCTCGACCCACAACTCGCTTTCGTTGATCTTCGGCGACAGAAACGCCGTGTATTCCTTGAGATAGACCCAGGCGATGTCCTTGGCCTGATTGAGCTGCGGCGCGACGTAAGCGAATCGTGGATTGGGCTTCGCGCACTTGAGCGCGCCAATCACCAGCTCGTTGATGTCCGCGACGGTCTTTCCCGCCCGCCTGTGCGCCACGCCGACGAACCAGCGGGTCTTCCGTGTGTGAAGCGGTCTAAATTGTTTGCGGACCTCGTATGGCGATACGAGTTCAACCGTCGTCATTCAGGCCCTTGAAGATGGCAACGCCGATTGCGCCGCCACCCTCGCCAGTCAGTTGAAGCGGCAACAGCTTGGGGTAGATCGTGCCCCAGAACGTGTGCTCGTTCTTCTCGTCCTCTTTAGCCCACGCAACGAGGCGGTCCGTTCCGCCCAGCCGCTCGGCCGCCAGCGCAATCGCCTCCTTGGCGATCAGCGTGGTCTTGTTCTTCGCGCCCCTGGGACGGCCCTTGCCGGCGTTCCCCCTATTCGCGCCTATTTTAGGCTCGCTCATGCGCCCCTCCGTTTGCCGCTCCTCATCGAGGTGGGCGGTGTCCTTGGCTATTCGTCGTCGGATATCAGCGTGTCGGCGAGCGTGTGTAACTCACCAACGGATGCCATCGCGATCATTCGCCGGTCCAACCCACCAGATGCGATAGCCGTCCGTGTGGCGCTCGACCGCAGGTATCCACCGCTCACTCACCGTGAAGCGCATCTCTTTCCAGAGAACAGGCTTCCTGGTCGGCAGATACCGAGCGCCCCTGTCCACAATGCCCCGAGCCGTGGCACTAATTCTTACAGGGTGGTCATCGTGGACGAGCTTGAGCATCGACCACCCTCCGGTGAATAATCCCCCCGGCGCAGCGTCACCTCAGCGTGCGACAATGCGCTTCTGTGAGTGCGTTGGTGGCTGGCCGGGAGGGCTGCCGCGCTGTGTCTTGGTGTCTGCGGCAGAAAGTTACGCTGCCTCTTTGTGCAGCAGATGCTGAAGCGACTTCCAGCTCCTGCCGCGCCAGATGTGCTGGACTGTCCAGCGACTGACGCCGAGAGCTTTCGCAATTGTCTTTTGGCCTTCGCCATTGTTCAGGCGAGCAATGATCTCTAGCGCCGTCGCCTCATCCGTGGTCCACGGCTTAAGTTGCGTGCCGTGCAGGGTGCGGTCGGACTGATTTTCTGATCGCGTGGCCCAGCGCAGGTTCTCTGGCCGGTTGTTATCCCTCGTGCCGTCGCCATGCGCGACCTCATGCCTGTCAGATGGCGGTAAGCCATGGAAGGCAAGGCACACCGCGCGATGGACAGAAAGGACTCGCCTCTTGCCCTTCACGCACAAATTGACTGTCGGATAACAGTTAACCGGAAAAGGAATCAGGACTGGCAATTATATACTTGACAAAACACAGGAGGGGGCTATGGTGGTTCGCAACAGGAGCCCACCGATGTTCGACCTCACCAATCCGGTGTTTCACGATGAGACCGCAGCCCGCGAATATCTCGAAAGCCTTCATTGGCCGGACGGTGCGGAATGCCCTCACTGTGAGTCCATGCGCGTGACCAAGGTGGGCGGCTCTACCGCTCGCCCCGGCCTCTACATGTGCAACGCTTGCCGCAAGCAGTTCACCGTGACGGTCGGCACCATCATGGAGGACAGCAAGATCCCGCTCACCAAGTGGCTTCTCGCGTTCCGCCTGTTGAGCGCTGGCAAGAAGGGTCACTCGGCGAGCGAACTAAGCCGCTCGCTCGGCATCACCTACAAAACCGCGTGGTTCATGGCCCACCGCATTCGTGAAGCCATGAAAGAGGACAATCCCTCGCCGCTCGGCGGTCCCGGAAAGACCGTTGAGAGCGATGAGGCTTTCGTTGGCGGCTTCAAGAACAACCGGTTGAGCGGCAAGGTCGCACCGAAGAAGAAGATCGTCACCCTGATCGATCGCGACGCTGGCCGCGCTCGCAGCTTCCACATCACGCACGTCAATTTCGATATCGTGCGCAACGCGCTCGTCACGAACGTGGACCGCTCGTCGCATCTGCGCACCGACGATGCGCGTTTCTACAACACCATTGGCCGCGAGTTCGCCAGCCACGCGACGACGCTTCACAGCAACCGCGAGTTTTCGCGCGGCAACGGCAATCACTCCAACAATGCCGAGAACTTTTTCAGCATCCTAAAGCGGGGCGTCGTTGGGACCTACCATCACTGGTCCGTCGCCCATACGCACCGTTACCTTGCCGAGTTCGACTTCCGTTATTCAACCCACACCCTGACGGACGCGGAGCGCACCGCAGAGGCGTTGAAAGGTGCGCGCGGGAAGCGCCTCACCTACCGGCAACCTAGCAGCCTCGCCGCCTAGATTCTTTGAGCCTCCACCTTGGTGGGGCGAGCGGCGGAAGCGCTGGACTCGCGGGTAGCGTCGGCTACTCTCAAGACGCTCGGTTCGCGTGGGAGCACGACATGGACATGGCGGCCATTGGAGGCGCGGTTAGCGGCCTCAAAGCAGCACTTGATATCGGTAAGGGTATTCAGGCGCTCAACACCTCGACCGAAGTTCGGCAGAAAACCTCCGACCTGCTTGACGCGTTGCTCGATGCACGGATGAAACTGGTAGAAGCCGCTGACACGCAATCTGCGCTCTTGGGTCAGATAGAGGAGCTGAAACAGGCGATAGCGAGCTTCGAACACTGGAATAGCGAGAAGCAGCGCTACGAACTTAAGGCTATCGACAGAGGCGCTTTTGCCTACATGCACAAGGCGGGCATGGAGAACGGAGAGCCAGCGATATGGCTTTGCCAAACATGCTTCGAGCAAAGGCATAAATCTCCGCTCCAGTTTAGGGGACAACCCCGTGATCCGGGGGGCGGCAGGGGCATGCATGCGGTATGGGGCTGCAATCGCTGCAAAGCCGAGATTGTTGTGTATTACGCCCGCAAACCGTCGGAACCTTACGCGGAAAAGGACGGCTAGCTCCGCCTCCGCGCTTCCTTCGACCGCCGCTCTATCTCTTCATTGCTGATCGGGGGCGTTTTGAGCGCGCGCCGCACCAGTTGCTCGAAGTTGTCTGTCTTCGGCTTGTCTGAATCGTCTCTCATGCGACCACATCCGCTCCCCAGACATACGGCATGAGTCCGCCGCGCCGATACTGCATGAGCCGCTTAATGTTGGCCTCAACGTTGGGATGGTCCTGGTTGGCTTCATACCACTCTACCACGGCGCGGTTCATGTGTTTGCAGAACTCGGTGGTGCTGTAGAGAAACGCGTCATCGGCTTTGCCCATGCCGATGACGGTCGAAACGGATTTCGGCAGAAAGACAATCCTCGCGACGCTGTGCTTCAAGTCGCCGAAACGACCGTTGTGAAGCACGCCGCAGCGGATCGAATAGAGATCATCCGGAGTCGCGTAGTCGAAGCCGGCCTTCAGATTATCTTTGCACCATTGTTTGTAGCGCTGCGGAGAAGTGCGCCCGTCATCAGATATGAGCGATACACAAATATCAGGCAGCGCTACCGCCATTGATATGGCGATCAGGTCAAGCCCGTTATCGGCGGCAATGTTGATTTGAGTCAGAATGTTAAAGAGGGGCGATCGAAGCTCCGACCCGATCTCTCTCCCACCCCCGAGCGGCTCCCAAGAGGTCGAAGAGGTCGACTTCGGTGTAGGCGTTCCCGCACTCATTGTAGGCCCTTATCACAACGCGGCCCTCACCCGTAAGCCAAAGCTCTACGGGATCACCATCAGTTCGCTCCCGCACCGCATCCAGCGTTGCGAGCTTAGTAAGCGCTTTGGTTAGAAGCCGGCCTGTCTCTTTCACTCATGCGACTCAATTGATGTTTTGTAAAGTATATAATTGCCTCAGGACTTTCGACCGCTGCCATCGGCAGTTGCGGCCCATCCTCACGATCCGAGCGACTGACCGAACGCGGCCCAGGCTGCTCGCTTCGTATTTTCCTTCATATCCAGGGATGCTGCGCCAGACCTCGCCTTCTTCAGGCGAAATTCTGAGCATTGCAGGAGACTACCATAATTCAGGGGCCGCGTCAAGTCCCTACGCGACCAACGCTACCGCCCGCAATTGGTTCCGACAAACGCATCGCACCGCTTGCACCGGCTAATGTCCCACACCTTGCGGCCGTCGCATTGCCGACACACCCATTCGCCGACCCTGTGGCCAAACACTAGACAGATGAACTTCACGCCGCCCTCCTCTCATACCGCCCGCGCATCCCCGCATCGTAAAGCGCGAACAGCCCGCGAATGCTCGCCTGCAAAAGCTGGTAGTCGTTGCCCGTCGGAAAGCGGAAGAACGCGGGCTTGCGATTGCGCTTCAGCAATGCCTCGGACACAATCGAAACCACCCACGGTGCGTTTTCATCCCCACTGGGCCAGCTTCCGACAATCGGGTCGATCAGCAGCGAATAGAGCGCGTGCCGCTCGTATCCGGTCAGGCAATCGTCCATGCGGTCCATGCGCTCGCTGTGCCTCGGCTCACGCTCCCGCGCCTTGTCCATGCGCTCGTATCCGCCGGCCTTGAACCCCTGCTTGCGCAGGAGCGTCACGAACCAGTCGCGCCACTCCCTGCCGACATTGCGAAGCTCAAGGCTGTCGATCGGGTAGCCGTCGAGCAGCCCGAGCGCGTGGAGCTGGCCGATCCCGTCGCACACGTCCTGGTCGATATTTCCATCTGAGACGAACGAGAACATTTCCCTTCTCCTCGCAATGTGTTCGGGCGGCGGAGTGAAGCGCCCGCGCTCAAGCGTTCCGTCGAGCTTTCGCGGTCCTGACTTCCTCGGCCTTCCACGCTTCGCCATCTCACTTCCCCCGCTTGGAACCTATCTCACCGGACTTGCGTTGAACGCATTGCAACGAGACCCACCCAAAGTAGATGTTCCTGAAGACTCCCCCGCTCTTCTGGAGATGTTGAAATGGGTGGGTCTCGGATGATTCATGGCGCGTCCCTGACGGGACCGCGCTACCCATGAACCAAGCCGCAATCTTCGTTCCGTCTTGGCCCTTCGGGTGGGTATCGCTTGCGCGGTCATGTCGTGACCACATCACCGAACATGCCCGCCTCTGCGGCAATCCTGCGCCGCGCTATTTCAGCATACTCTTCGTTGAGTTCGATCAAGATTGCATGGCGTCCAAGCCGATCAGCCACCAACCCCGTCGTTCCCGCGCCGCCGAATGGATCCAAAACCACCCCCCCCTCCGGGCATCCCGCGAGAATGCACGGCTCGATCAGTTCGGGGGGATAGGTTGCAAAGTGCGCTTCGGCGAACGATTGCGTGGGGACGGTCCAAACCGAACGCTTCTTCCGCTTGTCACGAATGGCACGGAACGGCTGCTGAATCTTCTTGTCCGTGTTTCCCGCCCGTTGGCCGCTGAACGCCCCCTTGGGCCTGCCCGTGCGTCCGCTCTGCGTGTTGTAAATCGCGTCCTCTTCGATCGCCGCCCCGTCAAAATAGTAGATTGGCGATTTGGCTAGCAGGAAGATCTGCTCGTGAGCGTTCGTGCAGCGATCCTTGACGCTCTCCGGCATGGGATTTGGCTTCGCCCAGATGATCTCTTGGCGAAGGGTCCAGCCATCAGCCTGAAGCGCGAATGCCAATCTCCAAGGAATGCCGAGAAGCTGTTTCTTGGATCCGTTTGTGTCACCGATGTTCAACCACAGCGTCCCGTCATCTCGCAGCACGCGCCGCACCTCGCGGAACACCTCAACGATTCTGGCGACAAACTCGTCTGGTGTCGGCTCAAGCCCGATCTGCGCCTCATGCCCGTAGTCCCTGAGCTGGAAATACGGCGGGCTAGTCACGCAGCAGTGGATAGACCCGCTTTCGATCTCCGAAAGGCGCTCGCGGCAATCGCCGACAATGATTCTCGTTGTCATGCCGCGCCTATGCAATGTATCTGCCGCCTGGACAGATCTGAAATTCGGGTAGTTTCGCCAGCGAAAGTGATCGAAGCCGACAGGCGGAAACGCGAAGCGGTTCCGTGAGGAGCACGAGAGCGCGGTCCGAAGGGTTCGACCGTATTCCGGTATCCGATGGTGACGGGCTGCGTCATGCCGCACCAATCGACTTGATGAGCTTCCGAACTTCGGCGGCGCTCACATACTCGGGCTCGGCGGAGTCAAGGCGTGGCGCATGGCGATTGGCAAACGCCTGCCGTTCCCACTCAAGCTGCTGAACGCGATGTTTCCAGCTCGCTTCCGTGGTCTCGAAAATCACCGGCACGATCTCGGATGCAAACCGGCACCGCTTGCGCGCCTCCTTGCATCCCACGGCCAGGAGATCGGCGGGAATGCCGCTGAGCGTCGCGCGGGCGACTTTCACCCACGCATCGCGATCCTCGGCGCTCATTCCGGTCGGCGCCACCAGCGTCAGGCAGGCCATCAGCTCGGCAGTTCCCGCCGCCGCGCTTGCCGTGCGAACCTTGGCTTCCGCCCTAGAAAGGCTCATCGGGATCGAGGCCGGCTGTGGCGAGGCGATAAGCTGCCTGAGACTTTCCGATTCCGTTTGCTTGTCCGTGTCGCTCATCGTGCCGCCTCGTGATCCAATTTCGCCAAGCCTGATCCCAGTCGAGCTTTCGCCCCTTGCCGTTCTTGTCCTCGGCGTTCGCGGCCCATCGCCGGAACGACGCGAGTTCGTCGTCCAGGCAACCAGGCGGCCAAAGATCGACTTTCGCTAGGATCGGTGCTGGCAGAGGGCGCGGAACCCAATCCTCGGGCAGCCTGTGCCAAACGCCTCGCGCCCGTCTCACACACGGGATGGGATTAATTTCTTTAGGGGGTCTGGGGGACGTTTCTTTATCAAGGGAAACCCTGTCCGTGACATCGGCGTGACATGGTGTGACTTGTCCCGTGACATCGGCGGATTTTTCATGTTCCCGTTGCGCCCGCTTGCGATCCCTGTCCGCGTGACGGCGCGCTTCGAGACACGCTTGCGCGGCCTCAACTTCCTCGACGGCAAGCGCGATCATCTCGTGCGTCGCGCCGAGTTCGCCCATGCGCCTGACGAGGTTGGCAATGCTCATGCCGCCAGCGCCCAGATTGCATCCCGCAGGCGCGCGGAGCCGTTCGCGGGATCGCGCAGCGCAAGGATTGCATCGCGCAGCTTTGCCGAGCCGATTTCGGCCTCGCGCCGGAGCTGTTCATCTGTCGGCGGTAAGCCCATCCACTCGGCGCAAGTGCGCGCGGGATACGGGAAGCCGCCAACCGCAGCGCGTGGCGGATCGAGCTTGGCGCGATACTTCAGGCCCCACAGGCGCGCGGTGGCGCAGCGTGAAGCCTGGTCCGCCTGCATGAGCGCAATCTGTTTTGCGGTCTGTGCCATCGCGGATTCTATGCTGCCTGGCATTCGCGGTCGCCAACCGATTGTTGGCGGTTATCCCCAGAATACCGGCACTCGCTTGAAACAATTGACGAAATGATCGTTTTTACTAAGTGCCTGAACGCTTCGTCCTCGCCCATAATCCGCTCGACTGTGCGGACGGCGTGAATGACGGTCGTGTGGTCGCGATTGCCGAAGTGGCGTCCAATGTCGGGCAGGGATCGCGGCGTCAGGCGCTTGCAAATATACATCGCAACCTGACGCGGACGGGCGACCTCTCGCGAACGGCGCGCGGACACCATCTCGTCCACGGGAATGCGAAACTCCGCCGCCGTGATGCGCTTGATGCGCGCGATCGGCGTCTCGAACTCGGGCGGAACGGGAAGCTCGGAATTGAGGATAGCAGCCGCACCCTCACCCTTGGCGCTAAGACTGTAATATGGCGGCCAGCGCTTTTCTGGCGGCATATCCAGGTTCAGGAAACCAAGCTCCCACAGGCGTTTCAGCACGCACCCGTTGACGCCCAGGTCGGGCGCTGTAACCGACCTGTTGCCGATGCTCGCCAGCACGCTCGTCATGCTCGGCGTGAGGTCCGCAATCATTTTCCTTCTCCAATGTCATCGCTGATTGTTGCCGGCGGAATCTTGGTGAGCTGTTCCCGCTCGAACCGCTCAAGCTCTTCGGCCCACAGCTTGCGGACCTTTGCTTCGGTGGAATCGTATGTGGTCGCCCACCTGGAGACGTTAATCTCCGGCCGCTTTGTGCCGTTTGAGATGGCAAGCTGGATTGCGGGACGGAGGGTGAGGGAGAGGTGGTTCATTGGCCGATCACCACGACAACGCGGGCATCCTTCACCGGCTCGGCGAAGTGATAGCTCGGCAGGAAGCGGCGGTCGTTGACCTTGAGGGCGTCGGCAATGCCGTCCCAATAGGGCTTCATGCGGTTTGGAAAATTCGTGCGATCCCCGCGTCTGTCTGGCGGGTAGAACGTCACCGAAATGCGAATGTCGCCCTCTAGGTCGTATCCGCCATCTCCCCACGCCGCCGTGGTCGCGATCCGCGCCCATTCACGATGTTTGGCGACTGCGCCAGTCTTGGCTCGCCAATGACCCGTGTTGTGGCCAGACAGTGCGCCGACCGGGAATGGCAGTTCGATGACGACGCCGCTCATGCCGCCTCCGCATTCATGGAGGCGAGGATTGCGATGTTCAGCAGCGCGTCACGGAACGCGGGCGGCGTCTCGAGCGCCTCCTGTTTTTTCATCACGGGCAACTTGCGGTCAAAGAGTCCGATTTGGTGCGAACCCTTGCACGCTCTCCAGTTCAGCGGCGGGGGCGGGCAGTTCCCGTGATAAAGCAGCCACGTCCGCTTGCGGGCGCGATGTCCATACGCGGCCTGGTCGACCTCGGTCGTCCAATCGCCGTCGATGTTCTGCTGCCAATATCCTCGAGACGGTTCTGGGATGCCGTGAAAGCGGAAGGCTCGGCTTTCGGCGGGATGCTCGAGAACGCCGCCCCATGTGCGAACCGCCGCTAGGGCTGACGCAAAGCAACCGCCGTCCTCGTTGATCTTGAAGCCCCAACGCTTGTGATTGACGGCGGAAAGCTGATGCCAACGGTCGCACGGCGGATGTGCCACGACCGGATATGGGCCAGCATACAGCCGCGCGTCGCGCCGCTCATCCCAAGGATCGACGCCCGGAATACCGAAGTAACAACCGCCGGTTTCGACGTAGAGCGCCGCAACGCGCAATGGGATTGAAGCCGGAACGGGCGAGACAACTTGTTGGCTCGACGGCGTAGCCGCGAAAGCCCGGTCGGCGGAGCCGATGCGCCCAGACTGATTGTCCCCCGCCCTACTCATCAGGACACCCGCGCCTTAAGCGCAGCCTCTCTCCTCTTCCTGTAATCCTGAACACGGAAAGAGGAGGCGTTCTGTGACACCATGCGCTGGAGCTTTCGGCAGGCGCGCTTGTGGCGATACATGAAGAGGAGTTCGCGGATCACCGAAGCCTCCGCAGATCGTCCAGCAGTTCCATGGCGAGCGGCCGCCAGAGCGAACGGGAAAACTCGCCGCCAGCGATGAAGGAGAAGCAGCACGCGCCGATTGCGCTGACCACATAGAAGATGGCGGCTCCGGTATAGATCGCAGCGGCGAGACAGAAGGCCGCCACGGCCCCCTCGAATGCGAGAGCAGAAATACTCTGCTTGGTCATGCAGCCTTCTCCCTTCGTGTCGGCAGTTCGAGGTCGAGCGCGCGTTGCTTGGAGCGGAGGGCGCGTTCGGCGGCTGTCTCCGCCATGCGCTCGGCAATCTCGGGCCACGCATCCTTGACGCGCTCCCATGTGACGAAGCCCATCTCGGCTTCACCGGCGATGTATTGCGCGACGCTCTCGCGGGTGCGGTGAATCTGCGCGCCCATCTCTTCGAGGGTCAGGCCGCGAGCGTTCTTGACCTGGAGGAGCGCGGTGCCAGCATCCGCCACGACGGCGTCGCGGGATCGGCCAAGGATAATTGACGCGGACATCGTTATAGGGCCGTTCCGTCATGGAGTGCGACCTGACTCGTGAAGAGGCGGCTGCCCGCAGCTCGCTCCCCCGCCCGGTTCCTGGTGGCCGCCTCTGTTCCCCGCAGCTCATCGGGCAAGCGGGGCCAGTCTCCATAGATTGTGATTTCGCGGGGGTGCATCTAGCGGCGCCCCCCTTCCTCAACGCCGCCCGTTGGCAGCGACTTGAGAAACCTGCGAAACTCGCGGCGCTTTCTCGCGGGCATTGCTTCGGCCGCTTCCGCCAGCATGTCGGCGATATAGGCGCGACGGAAACAGTCGAACTTGTCCGCCCTGATCTCCCCCGCCATGTGCGTCACCTTTCCGCTTGTGCTGAACGGGTCAGCCTGTGACGGCGCTCGAAGTCTCTGATTTCGTCGGCTGTCGGCTCATGGCCGGTCACGCGGACGTAGCTGGTTATGAATTGGTCGAGCTGCGGGTGAACGCGCTCGATTGTGAGCGACCGCGACGGAGCGGGCGCAAACGCGATCATGCGGCCATTCCAAAGAAGTCATTCGCAGTGACTTCCCCGTTCGTAGCCTCGGCGATCCTGTGGAGTTTTTCGATCTCCGGGCGGCGGTCGCCGACGATGTAGCGGCGCACAGTCTCCTTGCTCACCCCGATGCTTTTGGCGAAGTCGGCGGGGGAGATGGAATTGCGCGTGAGATAGTCTGAAAGCTTCATCGCACCACCAGAATGGCGGTGAACGATGGACTTGTCAACACCAATTCAGCGTATGGCGCTCAATACCCACGTGGGCCAATCAGGCCTCATGTTGGCCGAGACGATCAGCAAGAACATCCAGCGCGTTCGCGAGTCCAAGGGCGTCTCCCGCCCGCAGCTCGGCTTGCGAATGAACCCGCCTACATCGAGCCAGCAGATCGAGCGCCTGGAGAAGGGCGAGCGCCGCCTGACGGTCGAATGGATAGAGCGGATCGCGAAGGGGCTGGGCGTCGATCCCGCCGAGCTGATCGCCGGCGAGCCGCAGCGCTTTACGATGACTCCAGAAGTCGCAAATGAGATCGCGGTTGAGCTTGCCCGCGTTGTGCTTCAAGGCGGCGAGCCGTCGCCGGAGATCGTTGCAGACCTCTCTCTAGTATTGCAAGCGTTGTCCGAGACGTTCGCACGGCATCCAGCAGCGCGGCGCGATCCTGAAGTGGCGCGTCCCGTAATTGATCTTCTAGCGCACCGATTCGCTCGGCAATCTTAGCGGCTGACCGCTCTAGCCAAGCCGCCTTTCCGTAGTCGTCCGCATATACGCGCAGCGCCGCCATATCCTGTGGCACCTCACCAGTCCCTCCCCGACAATCCGAGCAGCCGAGTAGACTAACGGCAACCAACCTTTCGTGTTCCTTAACATCGTTTAATAGAGCCACGGGCCACATCGTTGCCATTTTGTTCTTCTAGCAGAGTCGCGCGCCTGTAGGAAAGCGGGGCGACAACTTTTTTACGGCACCTCTATTTTGGTGTTGACAGCGCCACCGGATTGGTGGCAAACCATGCTCATCCGAAGCGAAAGGATGAGCGATGGCAACGGCGGGGAAGTCAAAGAAAGCACCGGCGACCAAGCTGCGCGCGAGAAAGGTCAAGGAGCCTGCGATCCTCGCGATCAAGGGCATGGACCAGAACCTCCGCTGCCGTGGCTTCCAGTTCGAACAAGGCAAGACCTACGAGGTCAGCGGAACAATCCGCGCTTGTGCGAACGGCTTTCACTCCTGCCCGCTCGACGATGACGGCCACCCGCTGTCGGTGTTCGAATATTACGCGCCGGGCATCTCGCGCTATTTCGAGGTCGAGGCGAAGGGCGAGACTGATCGCCAGGGCAGCAAGATCGCCAGCGCCAAGATCACGATTGGCGTCGAGGTCAGCATTGGCGAGCTGACGCGCCGCGCGATTAAATGGGTTTTCGCCCGTGCCAAGCCTGAAGGTGAGAGCGCGACTGGCGACTATGGCGCAGCGAGCGCGACCGGCCCCCGTGGCGCAGCGAGCGCGACCGGCACCCAAGGCGCAGCGAGCGCGACTGGCGACTA